CTGTTCGCTTGTTTAATTATAGAGGGAGGTGTGATAGGATATGAGAGTAACGTTACTTCTGGAGGTTCCGGAGCACGTTATTTAGGCCTTGGCGCAACCAAAGCTTACAGAAGAGATTCGGTAACAGTACAACTTAGATTAGTGTCTGTTACATCAGGAAAGGTTTTACTAGAGACACTAGTAACAAAGACGATACTAAGTGCCTCATTAAGTAACGATGTTTTTCGATTTATTTCTGATAATACAGAACTAGTCGAGATAGAGAGTGGTGTTGTAAGAAACGAGTCCGGAGGATTGGCTTTAAGAGCCGCCATAGAAACAGCAGTTCTGCAGATAATCAAGGAAGGTACAGAAGCAGGCTATTGGAGTATAGATGAAAAATTTAAAAATATTGATTGCGACGATGCTTGTGTTTCCGCTATACGCGGCTGATAACGAGATATATGTAGACCAGGCCGGGGCCACACTAAACTTAGACCTAGAACAACTAGGCGCTGGAAATATCATAGGTGGGTTAAACTCTACCGCTGGTTCTTTGACGGCGTTCGACCTTGACGGCGCTACTATGACTTTAGATGTAAACCAAATAGGTAGTTCCAATAAGTTCCTAGGTGACATACTAGCTGATAACTTTACAGGTTTGTTTGAGTTTGATGGAGACAGTAATGACTTTACTATTCAAGTAGACCCTACTAATACCTATGGAGCTGACGGTAGTAATCTAAACATAGATTCTACAGGAGACAGCAACGACTTTACTTTAAACGTAGGTACAGCAGCACTTACTGGTAACTTAGATTTAGATTGGATTATAAATGGTTCTAGTAATACATTTGATTTCGATATTAACTATGATGGTGCTACCAGTTATATGGATGTAGATGGTGATTCTAACAATGTTACCTTTGACGGTTCAGGAGCTGCTAGCGCGTATTTTTATTTAGACCAAACAGGCAACAGCAGAACATTTAACATTAAACAAATGAGTACACTTAATAATGACTGGCTTAAGATTATTTCTAATGGGTCTTCTGGTACTGTGTGTGTCATTCAAAACGACCAAGGTTCAAGCACAAGCTGCTAGTATTGGTGGTATATCAGAACTAAAAGGAGACGCTAGCGTACTAAGGGATCAACCTTATGGTGCTGCGTTAGACTTCGACATCCAACAAATGGACGACGTCCGCACAACCAAGGGCCGTGTAGGCATTACGTTCCTGGATGATTCTATTGTCCGACTGACCGAACATTCAAAACTTGTAATTACTGAGTATGTATACGACCCTGACCCATCTAAAGGTAAGATGGCGTTGCGTTTTGCGAATGGCACAGCACGTTTTGTTAGTAGTAAGCTTGGAAAAATAGATAAAAAGAACATCTCGTTATCCACACCTACAGCAGATATAGCGATTAGGGGTACAGATTTTACTGTTACAGTAGATGAGCTAGGCAGATCGCTTATTATATTACTGCCAGATGCTAACGGAATATCTAGTGGTGAGATACTTGTTACTACCGCAATGGGTACGGTCACATTAAACAAACCTTATGAAGCTACAACTGTTAATGTGTTTGAATCTACGCCAAGTAAACCAGTCATACTGGATTTAACATTAGACATCATAGATAACATGTTAATCATAAGTCCTCCGGACGAATCAAAGTTATCCACAGATTTATCCACAAGGTCCGCAGATAGCGGAGCAATTCTTGATATTGATTACTTAGAGTTTGAGGACTTAGAGTTTGATTACTTAGCAGAGGATTCACTTGAATTTAGTGAGCTCGATATAAATTATTTAGATGTAAACTTCTTTGAAGATCTACTAGCAGTTATACAAGAGTTAGACACGTTAGGGGATCAAGCTTTAGCTACAGGTTCTTTGGTCCAGGGTACAAAGTTTGGTCAAGATTTAACTACTCAGATAACAACCTTTACACAAGACGATACTCTTATTTTAGAGAGAGCAGTAACGCAAGCTACTAAGTTGACCTTAAATATCTCGCAAGGCTATACTATAATTCTATTACAGGATGGTAAAACACAACAAGTGTTAGTAAACGGTGGAGGTGACTCTACTATAACGATTACACAAGGATCAGGATGATGAAGAAATGGTACTCATACATAACTGTAGGTTTATTAACTTTACCTTTGTTATTTAGCTGGCAGGCACTAGAAGTACTAAAACTAAAAACATTTGACGCACTCGTACAAACACCAGATCCATCTGGCTGGTTTGTAACTTTAGATATAACAGAAGAAGATGTAGCACTTGCGGGCGGATGGCCGTATCCGCGACAAGACCTTGCACGAATACAATTAGATTTGCTAGATGCAGGAGCTTTAGGTGTAGGTTGGGTTGTTGCGTTTCCACAAGCAGATAGATTTGGTGGCGATGAGGCATTTGCAAATGCTTTACTAGAAGGACCTAGTGTAATTGCTACGTTTGAAGGAGGCAGTTCTTATGCACCAACTGCAGGCACAGTTATATTAGGAGATGGAGAACCTATACAAGGTATTAAAGCAGAAGGTGTTATAGGAAATACACCCGTACTTACAGATGCAGCATATCAGGGGCTAGCAGTTGCACGAACTGATGTAGATAGCTTAGTCAGAAGATTACCTTTGTTGTTGCAAACACCAGATGGTTGGACTCCATCTTTTGGTATACAAGTTATTAAAATGCTTGCAGGTGCAGACACTTACATAATAAAAGGACAACAAGGTCAGATAGAAGAACTTACTGTGCCAGATTATGCAGAAATACCAGTAGATGAGATAGGCAGGCGTTGGGTGTCTTGGGTCGACACTCCGAGCACTAGCCTAGAAGAAATGGATGTACGTGATAAGTTTGTGTTTGTAGGTGTAAGCGCAAAAGGTGTGATGCCACAGATAGCTACAAGTGACGGGTTAAAATATCCACACCACGTGCAAGCAGCCCTGGCAGAAAGCATGACCGTAGATGTACCACAGATACCAGGATCTGCATTACTATACGAATTACTTATACTCGTAACTACTCTAACATTACTAATAGTTATAATACGGAACGCAGCTGTTGTAGCTTCTATGGCGGGGGTCGGTTCTATATATGTCGTGCAAGCTGCAGCTGCAGTATGGTTTGCACGCAACAATATACTTATAGATTTTAGTTATAGTATATTATCAGTTACACTTATATCTCTACAGGAGTTTTACTTACGGTTTGGAGAACAGTACAAACTGCGACAACAAATTAAAAAACAGTTTGAGCACTACCTGGATCCACGCCAGGTTGCACGACTGCAAGAAGACCCCGACCTTTTGATGCTTGGAGGAGAAAGAAGAACATGTACGTTTCTTTTTACTGATGTACGTGGGTTTACAAACTTATCTGAGAAACTAGAACCAGAACAAGTAACTGAAATAATGAACAAGGTCCTTACCGTACAAGTAGAATGTATCCAGGCACACGGTGGTATGGTGGACAAATTCATAGGCGACGCATGCATGGCCATCTTTAATGCCCCCCTAAACTTAGATGAACATGAAAAACGTGCAGTTGCCTGTGCCCGGGATATGCGTACGGCTATCCGCATGCTGCAAAAAGAATTGCCCGAACCAATAGCAATAGGTATAGGTTTGAATACTGGCGACGCAATTATAGGAAACATGGGTTCAGACTCTAGGTTTGATTACTCTGCAATAGGGGATGCAGTAAATGTGGCAGCTCGGTTAGAATCAGCTACTAAAGATGCAGGAGTAGATATATTGATCGGAGAGTCTACCGCAGAAAAAGAAACTGATTTAACATACGTTGGGACGATAAGTGTAAAAGGTAAAGAAGAACAGCTAAAGGTGTATACTGTTTAAATGGCAAGAGACTATAAAAAAGAATATAAGAACTACCAAGGCAAACCTGCTCAGATAAAAAAACGAGCAATGCGTAATGCAGCCAACAGAATGGCAAAAAAATTAGGTTTAATTAAACCTGGAGATGGTAATGACGTACATCATAAAGACGGAAATCCTAAAAATAATAAGAAATCTAACCTAAAAGTAATTAGACGAGCAAAAAACCGTTCTTTCCCTAGAAATAGCAAAGCTGGCAAAAAATGACCTCACAGGAGGCTCTGTAACGCATTTTGTTAAGGTAACTAAGGGCTTAGGTCCAACCAAATCAATATTTATCTGGCGGACTTGACTGTGCATCAGACACAGATTCTTCTTTTTCTAGTGTTTTTATCAACCTGTTTAGGTACCATTGTGCTTTAAGGACATCTTGCAGTCCTTTTTTAGCCTCATAGCGCCACATGTACTTTTGAATGTTACCTTTTAAGTAACCTTTGAAAGCGTCGGGTGTCATACTTTCTTCTATTGCCACGATACATTCTACATTTCCGGTATTGTAATGCGGGGGTGAGTTTACATAATCAGTCATTTGTTTCTCCTATAGTTATATTTTCTAGTAATTGTATATATTCTTTAAAAGGAATACTTTGTTCATTAAAATCTTTTAGCGTTAAGCCAGGCATATTAAATTCTTGGGTTACAAAAACTTTATCTTCCGAGGCAAGCACGGCATAACATATAACATTATTAGAATGTTGAAGAGTTAGCCATATTCTTTGTTGGGGAGATAAGTTCAAGATAATTTGAGACGAATCTTTTTTAGGTAATTTTTCTTTATATTTGTACTCGATAAAACAGTGGCCATTGCGACCTGAGTAAAATGTGTCTGGTACGCCGCCGTGATAAGCGTCGTTAATTTTCCAACGATAGATTGATTTAGATAAGTGTCGATGCACTTTGTTGATGAACTCCTTTTCACGCACATATTAAGTGTAACACAATCGTGGATGCGACCTATAATGTCGCACCCTGATTGCACGTAACTATTTACTTAGCAAATGTTCTTTCGTAGAAAGATTTTATTTGTTGGTAAATATCGTCTTTTAGCCAATCGACACCTACTATGTCAATATTGACCCAAGAGCCCTTCGCATTACTTTGCGGGACTGAAGACATTTTCCACAAGAAAGAGAAC